AAACCCGGGCAAAAGCCCGGGTCTTTATTTATCTATTCTATTCTAGATTAAAGGGTATTTAAACCATTAACATAGATCTTAGCGTAGAATTCAGGACGTAACATTTTCTTAGCGCAACGAGTTAATAAACCTTTACGTGGAGTGAAGGTATTTGGATCGTACACTAATGGAGTCATGATCAATGGAATGTATGGAGCGAATACAGCACCTGCTTCCAAGAACTGAGTACCACGGTAACCTAATAAGATTACGTTTTCAGTCATGTAAGGGTTTTTGTAAACTTTGTAACGACCATTGAATGAACCAACTTTTTGTACACCGAAAGCGTATTCCATTTGATCAGCTTCGCCATTGTTGTTAGAAGCAAATCCAGGGATAGATTCGATGATTGTTGCTACTGTAGGAGAAATTACCATGAAATTAGCACCACCACGTAAAGTTAATTGGTGAATTTTGTTTGATAATTTTTGTACTTTAGTTCCTAAAGTTTGGAACCATTGACCTTGTGTGTTATAGAAACCACTAGACAATGTAGAAGGAGCAGAAGTTGCAGTTGCTACAGTGTTGTTGATTGCTGACCAGTATTCAGTACCAGCTGCAGCATCTTCAATTAACATATCTAAGATTTCAAGATCAATCTCCATAGAGATGTACTCGCTTAACATGTTAGTTAATTCAGCTTCAGCGTCGATGTTTTGGTAAGCATTCAAGTCTTGAGCAAACTCAGGAGTCCAACCATAGAAATGTTAATTTCTGGGATTTCGATTTGAGTAGCGTTTTCAGAGTTCGGAATAGCGTAAGTTGCATCAGCTTCAAAATCACCACGAGTGTTATCGTTAGTTAATTTGTTGTAATACAATACCATTGCAGAAGATGGAGCGATTTCTGCAGTAGAAGCAGTAACATAGAAAGTTAAAGTTGTATTTGCAGAGTTAACAGTTGTAAATGCTTGAAGATTATCAGCAACAGTAATATTAGTAGCACCAGTATTACTTACTGAACCAGATAATAATAAGAAACCACGTACAGCATCAAAGTCCATAGAAGCTGAAACATCATTTAATGCACTTAAAGTGATTTTTTTAATTTCACCAGCAGCAACTGAAGCAGAGTAAGTTGAATCATATCCAACATCTGCCCAAGAAGCAGTAGTTACAGCAGAAGCAGAAGCTACAGTGTAAGAAGCTGAGAATTGGTTAGTTGAATAAGTGAAACGACCTGTACCATATAAACCACCTTCAGCAGCTGGAGTAGAGAAAGGATATTTACTTGTATCACTAGCTCTGTTACCATAAACTGATGCGTTTTTAGCGAATGGATTTTTGTTAGTTCCATATTGGAAATCTAAGAAGAACACAAGACCAGAAGGTAAGTTCATTGGTTGAACGCTAACGAATTCTTTCGCTGCGATTTGACCGAACACTTTACGTACTAATGGTAAAGCGATACCAGCCCATTGTTCACCTTGACCTGGAGTGAAGAAAGCACCTGTACCAGTTGATGATACCTCGGTTACTAATTGTTTTGCTTGGTTTTCAAGCATAAGAGACATGTTATTTTTGTCAGTCTCGTTTAAGCCTTCTAAAAGGCCTGTTTTAGCCCATTTGCCAGCTAATTTAGCTGCATCGCTTTGTAACGATTTGTATGGGTTAGCAGATTCTAATAATGATTGAATTTGACTCATCGTTTTAGTTTTTAGTTGTTTTTAAATTGTTTTAGTTTGATTTTTTAATTCCCGCTAATCTTTGCATTCTTTCGAAAGCAGCATTAACTTCGATAATTGGTTGTTTTGTGCTATTATTAGCACCGCTTATAACTTTAGAAGCCATACCTCTTACTGATTCAGTTACTGGACGTTTTGTTGTGTTTGTGTTATTTAAACTTTCCATTACTGTTTCGTAAACTAATTGTGCTTCTTTTTTACTTGTTGCTTTGTCAAAAGCAGCTAATACTTTTACTTTTTGTGATTCAGTTAAGTTTTTAGCTTTGAACACTTTGTTTAAGTAAAGAAGTTTAGAATTTAAAAGATTAACTTCATTAATTTCAGATTTAACTTTAGCTAAAGCCTCATAAGCTTCTTCAAGTTCTTTCTTCATTTTATTCATTTCTTCTTTCATTTTAGCTTCATCTAATGAATAACCTGCATCTTCAACTGCTTGTTTAGCTTTTGCTTCGTCAGAAGAATCTACTGTTATTTCTAGTTCACCAATTCCAGCTTTAACTGTAGCATCAATTTTAGCTTTTTTAAGTAAACTTTTGAAATATTTAGCTTCATCATCTAAATCATCAGCGTCATTTGCAGGAACAGTAAATGTTGCTTTTTTAGCCTCATTTATATCATGCATGAGTTCATCGATAGAAACTTCTTCTTCTTCTTCACTTTCTTCTTCGTCTTCCATGCCTTCATGACCAGCTTCTAATTCGCCAGCTTTAACCATGTCAGCGATAACGCTTTCGATAAATGATTTAAGATCTTCTTCAGACATGTTTTCGATGTCGATTTCAACGTCTTCTTCACTTTCTTCTTCTTCGCCTTCTTTAGCTTCGTTTAAGTCAGTGTCGTTTTGAGCGGTTGGAGCTATGTTTCCATGAGCACCAGGACCTTTAGGATCGTTGATTACTTCATCCATGGTTTCGTCCATTTCTTCATCCATGTATTCATCCATGTCTTCTAATTCTCTTAATAACTCATCTAAGTCCATTTCGTCCATAGATTTTTTCATTTCGTCCATGTCTTTCATTTCATCCATGTTTTCATCTTCGTACATTTCGTCTTTAGATTCGTCCATGTCTTTCATTTCGTCCATTTCGGATTTTTTCATTTCGTCCATCTCTTTTGCTTCGTCCATTTCTTCGTCCATAGCGTCAATTTCAGCTAATTTAGCTGATAATTTTTCTTTTAGGTACGGAGTAAAGGCTTCTTCTAGAGCGACTTTTGCGTTTGCGATTGCTGCTTCTTTAATTGATTTAGCGTCAGCAATAGCTTCTTTCAGAATGTCTCTGTTTGCCATAATTTTCCTCAAATTTTTGTTTTGGAAGTACGCTTATTAGATGTGGAAGCGTAATAGAATTGATTAGATAAATGCGATATAGATGATCGCATATTCCAATATACATATATTAGGATTCTTCAAAACGCAACAGGATTAAAAAAGAAATCCTAGCCTTACGGGGCTAGGATTGGTCCTACGATACTATCGAAGGAGGGGGTATTGCCTATATTATCGGGCAAGTGCCATTAGCACATAAAATTTCTGTTAATAAACTATTTACTTTAGCATATTGATATGGTTGAGCTTCTTTTCCTTCTTTAACTAAATTCATATATGAACCTGGGTTAGAAGGTGTTGAAACAAAATCCCAACATAATAATTCGAAATCATCTTGTACTTCCATAGTTTCGCCTATTTGTTTTAAGCTACCCATACCACGAGATGATACACCTACCATTACATTATTATCAATAAGTGCTTTTAAGATATTGCCGGATACAGTTGGTAAGATTTCTATTTTACCCATTACTTTATCTCCATTCCACCAAATATCTCTAATGATATGAGATACATTTTTAAGTGAAATGATAGTTGAATCTGGATGGTCTAATTCACCTGTTGCTCTGTTTTCTTTAACGCAAGACATTTAGTCTTTTTTGTTTTTAGGTAAATCTCCGTAGCCGCTTGATTTATATTTTCCTTTTGGTTCTTTTGGTTCACCTAACCCCGGTGCTTCTGTTTGGTAACCAATACCTTTAACACCGAATTGAGCTTTTGTAGTATAATATTCCCAATCATTACCTAAATTTTTAGCAACTATTTGTTTAACTTGATCTACAGTTTTATCTGCATTTTTAGGGTCTTTCATTTCAGTATAGAAACCGTTTAAGAAAGCAGTACCATATAAATTATCAATATCTTTTTTATCAGCTGTATTCCAGTTATGAGATTGGTTATCGATTACTTCTTTAGATACTTTTTTTTCTTCTGCTTTAACTGCTTCTTGAAATATAGAAACCCAACTAGTAAAATGATTGCTAGGTGTGGATACCATACCTAAACCAGCTTTTGATTCGCTTAATATACTTTTTGCTTTTAGAATATTAACGGTTTCATTATAGTTGTTATAATGATTTACATATTCAGGAAACAAGTGACGTGCTTGTTTTAAGAAGTGGTTTTTATCACCTTTACCTTCTTGAATTTGATTATATTGGTCTTGTAATGTTGCCATTGTATATTGTTTTTTAAGTATAGAATAATACTGGTCCTCCAGAAAATGAAGCACTTGTTACAAAAAGATTAATAGTTGTTCCTGCAGGTACAGTTATTGCTCCTATTGAACTTCCATTAGCATCTAATATTGCTGAAAAAGTAGCGGTTGTTGTTACAACAGTAAAACCGGCAAATGAGCCAGTTACGCTTGTTGATGCTACTATTCCGGTGGGATTTACGGGTATGTTTGCCATTTTATATTTTTATTTAGTCTTTAAACATTTCAATTAAATCATCCAAATAATCTACTGCTAGGTCAGTACCATACAATACATTAAAACTTGGATTTTGTTTATATTCGTCCATTGTTTTTTGTTTTGCTTTTTGTAACAATGGAAGTAATTCATTTAATTTATCTTCTACTTTATCGAATCCTAAAATACGACTAGAAATAAATTTTTTTAATTCGGGACTATCAACACCTAATGTATTGATATATTCTTCAACATTAGTATCTTCGAATAATGTTTGATCTTCACCCCATAAATATTTTGTGTCAACCCATTTAGCATTTTTAGCTAATTTTTTAGAGTCAACTGGTTTGAAGCCGAATTGTTTTGTATATGCATTATTTTTAACACCAGTAGGACCAGCTTTAGGACCTTTACCTAATGATGCTCCAGGATTAGCTTCTTCAACTTGATTAGGAGCTAATTTATATCCTAGTTTATAAAAATAAGGTTTTTTATTTGATTTATGAGTTGCGAAATTAACAAATGGTTCGGCTGTTTGCATACCCGAACCAGGAGTATAACTAGCACCGGTACCGGTGCCACTTATTTCCTTTAATTTTTTTGCTAATTTATCAGCTAATTGTTTATTATTTGCCATGTATATTAGTAAGTTCTTCTAATAATTCATAATATTGCAACAAATTAACTAAATCATCATTACCCACGTTTGCTGTTTTTCCTAATTCAACTAAGAAATTCGATACTTCGTTGATTTTGATTTTAACTGCTTTATCAGTTACTTTATTGTTTAGACTAAGTAATGATGATTTAATTTCGTTAATTTTAGTATTATAGAATGATCTTAATTTAGGAGTAGAATCAATTGAATTGATAAACTCTTTAAGAACCATTTTTTGATTTTCGTTCAAATTAGCGTATTTACCATTGAATTTTTCTAATAATACACGGTAAGTTAAAATACGTAAATCTTGATCGTATGATTTAAATTCTTCTAATAATTGATCTTTAACTTGTTTTTCATCAACTTGTTTATTAGTTAATGTTTCAAGTAAAGATATTTTATTTGCAATTATTTGATCTGGATTAGATAGATTATCACTATTATAAATTTCTAACAATGTATATAAAGCTGCTTGTGCTTTATAGTTAGGTAATTTAGTTTTAAAGAATTCATCAACGTTGTAATGTTTAGATATTTCTTTAATAAGATTATATTTTTGTCTTTTTAAAGATCCTCTATTCAATGATTTAGATGATTCGATTATAGTGTTGATAACTATCTCAGCTTTACCTTCAGATAAATGCTTTTTACTTAAAATAGTTTCATATAGTTTATATTCTTTGCCTAACTCCGTTTTAACAAAGAATTTTTTAAGAATAGGGGTAGCTTTTGATTCTTTACCGGATAACGTATCCGCTGTTATCTGTCTAACTAATAATTCAAAAAGTATACCCGTATTCTTATATTTAGAATGTTTAATATTCATTCTCTAGTTTTTGTTATAAATATATAAAGATTATTACCCCTTTAATTGATCTTCATTTAGAAGTGTAGTATTGTCTACTTCTTTAGTAAACAATGAAACTTTACCTAAACTTTCAATTAATGTTTTATTTTTTGCATAAACTGATTTGGCATTTTCAAGAGCTAATGGTGAACCGCCTTTATAATTTGGGGTACCATATCCTTCTTGGTCATCTTTTTTCATAGCTGCTGTGCCTAATCTATCTTTACCAAATGCATTATCTTGATGATTTCTATCAGTTCCTGTTTCTTCAGGACGACCTAATTTTAAGTCATCGCCATATCCATCAGGTACGTTTTCAGGATTACTTCCCATTCTACCTTTACCATATGCTAAAGCTAAATCATGTGGTGTACCGTAAGATTTACCTGTTACTTTAGGGTCGTTACCTTCATCAACAATTTGTTTCATGTGGAACTCACGTT